TTTTAATACATAGCAAGAGTTGCTGCTCCACCCTTATAAAGAACTGTTGTCTCTCCTACACAAGTTACAGTTATTCCGGAAGTTTTTCCTGAGAACGCATAAATTGGTAACGAAGTAGGTGTTCCAGTAAATCTTATTGTTAATCTGATACTATCAAACCTGTTTAGAGGTACTCCCGAACCAGAATACGCGGTGGATGCCAATGGGAATACCAACATCGGGTGTTCTCCAGTTGATGCCATGCTAGCATCTATTGCGGTAGAATCGAAATAAGTAATTCTATTGTTAAAGGATACGTGGCCATTGATTATAGAAGGTGGTGTATTAACGTGTAAAGCTTCTGCCATATTATTTGTTAGAAGTGAAAACGGAAGAGCTCCAGAAAATGAAGAATTATTAAGTTTTAATTCTACATCTCGAACAATTCTATTAGTTGACATGTCTACACTTATTAATAAATGAGACGCGTATAAAGAGAAAGAATCTAAGTCTATTGTAACTTCATTTGTAGTAGGAAGAGCTGCTCTAACGGATTGCGACATTTTGACTCTATATGGAAGACCGTTAGGAATATTTCTAATTTGGTCTCTTTCTTCTTTACATAACATAATTTGTTTGGCAAACATTCTTACCGAAGAAATTGAAGTGCGTACACTAATACCTCTTCCGTCAGCTTGCTCGTTTGTGTCAAGGGGCTGTCGAGATGTTCCGCTAGGATCGAATATCATCCATTTGAATGGATAATGAATAGGGGTAATGTTCCCCCCACCGAATAAATACATTCCACCTTCAAATGGTCCGAAGAAAGACTCAAGGGTGAATAACGGATAAGTAGTTGCTGCGCCGGTGACTTCGTCGAGATACTCTTCACTCCCTACAAAGGCAAAACTAGAATCGATGTATCCAGGAATAGCATTGGATTTAAAGGTTACCTTAATTTTTACAGACTGCTGAGGAGACGCGGCCATAAGATATCCATTTTCGGAAAGGTTCGCAAAGGAGGTCATGTTTTCATGTACATTAGAAGATAAAGCGGGTATCCATACAATTGTTCTAACTATTTCGGAACGTAAAGGCGCTCCTGTGAGAGTTGATAAGGGTCCCATTGACAGGGAACTGGCGTCTACTGGAACCCCCGTTCCGCTTGTAGGAATTCCCGAAAAAAATCTTTCGGACGTTAAACTTTGTCCGTGTGTATAATTAGCACCTTCTGTTCTAGATGTATAATTTAATACTCTTATATCGTCACCCGTTAATGTATGCCAAATCTGAGTACCAACCATAAACTCTACTCTATCGATTACCTGATAAGCGAAAGATGGCTGCATTTCGAAATCTAACATTCTCATTCCATAAGCTGAATCACTCGCACCGCTCAAGATTGTAGCTGACAAATCGAGCGCGAAATCTATATCAAGAAAAATATCCGAGAGTACGTCTATATCGTTGTTAAGGGTAAAAATTCTAGACGATCCGAAATTATTTGTTCTGCCAGTTGAACCAGAAGATACCACTTCGATGTAAGAAGAACCGTGTAACAACTGTCTGGTTGTATCGTTTTTATTCCAGAAAACTGAAGTTATATCTCCAGTATCATTTATTTTATTTGTTGAGGCAAGTCCTTGAGTTCCTGCCCCGTTATAGGCAGCGTGCGCGGCAACAGCTCCAGACATATTTATTATATAACAAAGAAAATAATTATAAAATTAATACGTATTTTATTCATTTTAATTTATTCATTTTAATATCTTCATTTTAATACATAGCAACAGACGCTGCGCCATTAGCGTACAATGCGGTAGTATAGCCAACGCCTGTGACACTGATTGTGTGAGTGGCGTCGGCGACGTTATACGTAGACGATAACGCCGGAATAGTTCCGAGCTGAGTTGTTACAATAAGACGAATATTATCGAAACGATTTAATGGTACGCACGAACCGCCATAGGCTGTTGATGCTAATGGAAATATATAGTAAGTTTTATTATCAAAGCCTACCGAGTGATCGGGGGAGTTAGAATATAAGCCCATTGCCGAACCACAGACTCGTAGAAGCTTTACGGGCATTTGTCCAGAATAAGTAGTTGAGTTCAAAAGTAATTCCATTGTAGATAATCTATAATAAGGTATCGTAGTTACTATTACTAAATGAGATGCATACAAAGAGAAATGGTCCAAAACAATGGTGTGTTCCGTATTTGTAAGTATTGGCCTTATTAGAGCATTTTGTGTAATTTTAATTTTTTTAACTATCCGCATAGAAGCTAATTGTTGCCTCTCCGCTTCGCACATAACTATGTTTCTTGAAAATAATCTTACAGTAATATTTCTCGCCGAAGGATTAATAGCCGAAGCAGCGTTTGTATATACATTAATACGCACCTGCTGATTTGGCGCCGCGGCCATCAGATAACCATCTTCTGAATGCTCAGAAAAGTTTTGTAATTTAGCATTTATCGTCTTTGTTAATAATTTAAGAGGAACTACACACATGTACTGAGCGGAAGATGCGGTGCTAGTTCTAATATTCGATTCCATTCTAAAATTTGACGCGTTGCTAATATCGCAGATATGTCCAGACTGCTGGTAAGCAAGCTGGCGATAGAATCCCTCAGATACTTCGGAATGATATAAAGCCAAAAGATCGTCGTATTCTAACGTCTGCCAAATTTGAGTACCTACCATAAATTCTACCCTTGCGATAGCGTCTAATAAATCAAACGAGTCTGTAGTAGAGGCAAAAGTTGTACCAGACATGTCTACAATAAGTTCTAAAAATATATCACCTATACAATCTACGTCGTTATTAATGTCAAAATTAATCGTATTTCTGGAACTGCTTCCAGAAATTCCCTGGGGAGGAACTTCGACATAATTAGCACCATGTAACAACTGTTTGGTCGTGTCGTTTTTATTCCAGAAAACTGAAGTTATATCGCCGGTATCATTTATTTTATTTGTTACGGCAAGTCCTTGAGTTCCTGCCCCGTTATAGGCAGCGTGTGCGGCAACAGCTCCAGACATATTTATTATATAGGAAAGAAAATAATTTTAAAATTAATACGTATTAATTTTAAAATTATTTTAATTATTTAATTTTTAACTTTTAACTTTTAACTTTGAATTTTTAACTTTTAACTTTTTTAACTTTTAATTTAATACATAGAAATCGATGCCGCACCCTGTTTATACAAAGCAGTGCTCTCTCCTACACATGTAACAGATATTTTTAGAAGTTCATCCGTGACAGCTACATTTGGATTGTCGTATGCAATTCTTAGAACGAGTCTAATATTATCGAATCTATTTAATGGAACCCCCGATCCCGAATATGCGAAATTTGCTAACGGGAAAACATAGGAAAATGTTCTAACTCCCGCTACGCTTCTAGAGAAGAAACAGTTTACATATAATCCTATAGTTTCAGCTAACGGCCCTGTCATTAACGCACCAGTTACTTTACCGCAATAAGATGTCGAATTTAATCTTAAATCAGCGTCTACTATAGAACAGTAGTTATTGGCAGTAGCGGATGGCGTTTCACCCATTTGTGCGTCCTTGAAAACAGACGCATCAGTAATTTGAATAATTAAATGCGAAGCATATAGTGAAAAATGATCGCAGTCGATAGTAGCAGTAGTTATACCAGATTTAGGGAGTGGAAATGACGATATTGTCGCATTTTGAGTTATTTTAACTCGCTTAGCAAGTCCTCCAGGCATATTTCTAATTTTCTCGCGTTCTTCATTACACATGACCAAATGTGTCCCAAATAATCTTAAATCTAGAGTTGGAGATGTGTTAGTAGTAACATTAAAATTCGACGACATGTCTTGAACTGTATTAGTAAAAATTCTAACTTTAATAGTCTGGTTTGGAGCAGCAGCAGTTAGAAACCCGTCTTCACGAATATTAGAATAATTATTAAACATGGGTGCTAAATTTCTGGTTAATAGCGGAACTTTAAAACTTAAAACCCTGTTTACAGCCGCATTACCAAGGGATACCGCCGAAAAATCTCTATTGAATGATGTATCTGTAATATATCCAGCAGACGATAATACGAACTTTTCATATGCACCTTCCGAAAGTTCGGTAGAATTTAGAGCGATTATATCATCTCCTTCTAGAGTCTGCCATATCTGTGTACCACAATGAAATTCTACTCGATTAATCATACTTAATAAACCGTATTCTTTCCTAATTGCGAGAGTTCCACCGGCCGGAACTGTTAATGTAGCAATTACATACATATCTCCAATAGCATCCATATCACTATTTAAAGTGAAAGTAAAAGTTCCACCTGGAGCGGCTCCGCTTCCAGAAGCGGGGATTTCAATTAGAGATGCCCCGTGTAATAATTGCTTGGTATTGTTATCCTTATTCCAGAACACGGAAGTTATATCCCCCGTATCGTTAAGTTTGTTAGTTACCGCTATGCCCTGAGTTCCAGACCCATTGTAAGATGCGTGCGCCGCAGTTGCTCCAGACATATTTATAATATATAAAAGAAAATAATTTTAAAATTAATACGTAATTAAAAGTTTAAAAAAAAACTAAATTACAAAACCAAAAATTAATAAAAAGAATCCAAACTTAAATATAAGAAAAAGTCGTAAAATTGTTAGTAATATTTTGTAAAGTGGTCCCGCACGCTGTCACGTATAGAGTTGGTCGTCGAGTTGTAGTACTTAAAACTCCAAATCGAGTGTTAGATAAAAATTTATTAAAAATATTAACGGTTAACGTTTTATTTTTAATTCTTGAAAATGGAATTCCGGCCGTTCCAAATGCTGTATCGGCAAGTTTTATTATATAAAAATTTTTAAATTCGTTTTTTAATCCAAATTCCTCCTGATTAGAATTCATAGAAGTTACCGGAATTACTCCCGTAGTTTCATTTCCTAATACAAGTTCAGCTGAGCTTAACCAACCATTAAAAACCCCCAAAACATCTGGGTTTGATATTTGCCCAACAGTTCCAATAACATTAGTTGATGTTCCGCTAACATCTAATACTGCTTCTCCCCACGAAGAACTTAAACGTCTAGGTCCAGTAGTGTATATACCATTGCCGGTGTCTCCGGCGGAGAATGCATTATTGGCACTCGCGTCAATCAGTTCAGAAATTCTAACAGAACTAACATCTACTCCTCCCCGATTGAATCGTGTATAATGCGTTGGTAATGTAGTAGTAGTATCAGTTAAAATACCTACATGTAAACAGAGCATAATATGAGTTACATTAAGATTAATCGAATCGAGATCTAAAACTAAGCGTGAAAATTCTGTTGTTGAAGAAATGGGATATCTAAGTGGGTCTCTATATATATTCGATGATGTGTTAAGTACTCTATTTACGACGTTTTGTTTCATAAAATTTTTTTCAGTGTGTGTAATTATATGATTTTGAATAACGAGATTAGTTTCTAGTCTCGTAGTTACAGCAACTCCCCTATTATTTAATAGAGGAATTATATTTAGATTTCCAGAAACATCTAGTCGTGAAAAATATCTATAATTAACCACAACCGTTAGAGTATTGTTTGCCATTCCAGTCTGTAAAAAACTCCTGTCCTTGTCTTTACTTTTGCCAATAAATGGTAATGGCAAAGAAAAATTAAGCGTTTCTGCGCTTGCAGTCTGATGACCTATAATACTTCCAGTATCAAAATAAGCTACCTTGTTATTAAATGTATTTTCAGTATTAGTTAGGACGCCGGTTTCTGAATAATTTCTCATATATATATCTCCTGGATACATAGTTTGAATTATAAGACCTCCAACTTTGATATCTATATAATCTATAAAATCTAAAGGTAAAGTTTTAGAATAATATATGCCGCTACAATCGTATGCAGCGGTTGGTGCTGAAATTATAACGGTCCAGTTTAAAATCATCTCACTAATGGCATCGATGTTGTTTGGAATACGAAATGTATCGACGTTAAAAATACCTGAACTATCTGAATATGGTAAGGACGCAAGTGTTCCTCTAATAACTGTAGTACCAGATCCATTAATATACTTCAACGGAGGTCTAGATATGAAGTCCGATGTAATTTGTCTGGAACTGTCTGCAGAGTTAGTTCTAGTTACAGATTGCGATCCAGAAGAACTAAAAGTGTCTACAGCAAGATTGCTTATTCCCATTTATAATAAGATAAATAAATTAATTTTTAAAAAAAAGTATTCGTTTAAAAAAAAAGTATTTAAATGTGTCGTAACTATTAAATGTCTAATTTTGAATGTAAACTAAGCGATTTAAATAATACCCCAGTAGAAGAGATAAAAACTTCTAGCAAAGGAAGTGTTATTTTATCTAAAGAAGAAAATAAGGAGATTCCCGAAAAAATTACACAAACAGAATTATTTCAAAACTTTTTGAATGAAAAAAATGTCAAAATAATTCTATTAATTACATTCGTACATTTTATATTACACTCCGAACAGGTTACATCTTTTATAAGTGTAAATATACCATCATTGATAGGTTGTACTTCGCAACTAAATTCTTTGGGTAAAACATTTGTAGGTATATTAATAGGGGTTGTATTTATAATGTATTCTTTCTTTTTCCGGGACCGCTAAATGAATTTTTATTTGTAAGTTTATTCTCGAGTCTTTCTAGAAGACTATTGATACTAAAAGACTCTTGAGAACTAGATATTTTTTCTTTTGGTTTTTTCCAATTTAGTACTGTCATTATACCCGTACTTAATGGAACATAAGAACTCTGATAATCTCTACAACAACCATGTAGTCCAGTATTTTGTGATAGACATTTTTGACAAAGTCCTGTTGGGGTTATTTTAAAATATATATGGTTATTTTTATGAAATCCATTTTTATTTTGGCAATACTTCGATTTAGTATAAATTAAATACATGTCTTTACCATTTACTTTTGAAATATTACCCAGATCTTCAACGTTGTATCCAGTTGCGTGATTTTTAAAAAATTTTTTAATTTCTAAATAAATAGGGTTGTTTTTAGAAATAGATATAAGTTCTGAATTCAAAACCTGTGGTTCTTCTTCGTATTCGTTTAAATTAACATATTTTGTAATTTCAGTTTTATCGCTTCTTACACTCGTGTCTTTAACTAAAGCGAGTATGTTATTTGTATAATATTCTACCATTTCTTTATTAGAAATTTTATCTATGTATACATCTTTAAGAATGTATACACGGTCTTCGTAAACACGAGTACTATCAGCGACTGTACACTTATCAGATCCTATTAATCTAAGTCCGTTTTTTTTGTATACACACTTATCTATTATCTTTTCCCAGTCGTTATCGAAATGTTCTATTCTTCCAAAGACTGTTTTAATGCTTACTAATATATTGCTACGAATTTTAATAGCTGTTTCTACGTCAACGATTAAATCTGGCCAGTGAAAGTGAAATCCCTGTTTTATAAACTTTTTATTTTCCTTTATAATTTCTATGTTTTTATCCGGAACAGTAGAAATACATTTAAGATCTTTAATATTATAAATGTTAAAGATTACTTCTTGGATACACTTCAAATAAGGTTCTTCATCTATAATAATTTCTGAAAGTACATCGAAATCAATAAAAAATCTAAAAAAATCGGTTTTCTTTTCTACTAAGCAATTTTTGAATTTTATATTTTTAGCATAAAGTTCTTGAAAAGTGATGTAATCCTCTGATAAATCAAGTTTAAATCCCTCCATAGAATAATGCGTAGTCAACGAGTTATCCATTACGATTTTTCCAGTTGAATAAAACCAAAGCTTTAGTGGATTATCCATTATTGTTAATTATATATATCTTATGTCTATATATAATTTTAAATAAACGATTCATTTAAATGCAATGTATTATTTACTGCCACATTTCCTGTGTGCCATAATAATTATATCTCGTTCTACCAAAATCGACATCCGGTACTGTGAAATCTAACCCAGCTGAACTAGGTCCTGCTCCGGAACTTGATCCCGCACCAGAACCTGATGCCGAAGCGAGTAAAGCTTGTGCTGCCATATATTCTTTTGCTCTTTTAGCGAGTTCTCTGCGCTGTTTTGCCATTGCAGTTGTTCTCTCTCTGGCAGTCATGCCCATGTAGCGAATAGCATCTGCTGCTGCTCTATCCATTCCGGCTTCTCTTATTGCTTCATATTTGTCAGCAGTTTCTGCGGCTTTGGCTGCACGCCATTTTCTATTTTGTTCAGCAATTTTTTGCTTTTTCTCGATTGCGTATGCCGCTATTCTAGGATCTTCTGGCTCTTCTGGCCCCTTACCTCCTCCCATAGGTAAAACTCCAAAATTGGATGTTTTGTAGCTTATTCCATTACGAGTTAATCTAGACTTTAGTTGAGGTATAGTCAATAAAGTTCTTGTGTAGCCTTTTTTATCTTTTCTCATTTTAAAAATAGAAATTTTATTACGTTTTGCTAACTTTTGAAGAAAACTTAGATATATTCTAACTTTTTCTTTAGTACATTTTCTTTGACCAGGTTTGCGTTTTGGTCTGTACTTGTATCCAGGTGGACACCTTTTATTTACCTTTACGTTTACATTTTTAGTTTTTATTTTATCCCATTTTGCTTTATCTCTAAGATATGCTTCGCTACCACCCGGTGGAATATCTAGTTCTACACGAATATCACGTAACCAATCGTTGTAACTATACGGCGCACCACGGCTATAATTCATTTTGTTATATTATAAATATTTTAAAAATATTTTAATTCATATTTCTAGCAATCATTCCACGGGCATATCTTTGAATAGTAGTCGCATAGGGGGGTGCTGCTCTATGCCATGGGCGGTCTGGAAAAATAATATCTCCGGCAATTTCTCTACGCATACGGTCTCGCGCACGGTTTCGGCGTAGATTCCACATCTCACGGAGTGCGTCTTCAGAATCTCTACGGGTATTTCTTGAATCGGATATGCTCCTTGTTGGTTGTAAAACTCCGAATGCTGCTCCAGCACCTGGTGGATTAGATTCCAAATATCTTGCCACCGCATTTTGTACTGCGCCTTGAAAAGATGGACCTCTAATACGTCGAGCTTCAAGTATTTCACGCCAAGATGGCAATGGAACTCTTTGTCCATCTCGCCACTCTGTCCAACCTTCAGAAGATTCGCCCCGAGATTCGAGTTCTTCTGCGCGACCCTCCCACAGTTCAGCTCGTAATGCTAATTGTTCCGGTGTCAAAGGTTGGCGAGGCTGACGCCGTCTTTGAGGACGGCTCCGTATCATAGCCTGAACCTCGTTATAATCTTCTTCAGTCATTCCATGAAATGGAGGGTCCTGCGAATCTCTCCAAGGCGGACTTTGATGCTCTGTAGAAGTCCCACTGTGTGCGTTGGCCTGTACGTCACTCGGTGCCTCCATACCAAATCTCATTATTCGTCCAAATTCTATTGCCCGGGTAGAAGCAGTATCTTCGAGGTCTCGGCTACCACCTCTTCCAGTTAACTGCTGCTCTCTATAGCGTGCCCTCGCAGCTGCGCGATGTGCTTCTACCCTTTCTCTCATTCTCGCAGCCGCTGCCCTCATCTCCGAAAGCTGTGCCGCCCTCACTGCCGAACCCAAGATAGCCGATCCTCTTGCCGCCTCAGATGTCCTCCCGGGATTTCTTGAAGTCAAATCTGAAATTTCTGAATATACAGATGTATAAGGAGCATTTCCCGACCTTAATGCTGATCTTCTCATAGCCCTGGACGTAGCATCTAGAGATTGCATTCCGAATTGACTGTTTTTATAACTTATTCCGTGTCTTGTTAATCTAGACTTTAGTTGAGGTATAGTCAATAAAGTTCTTGTGTAGCCTTTTTTATCTTTTCTTGGTTTAAAAATAGAAATTCTATTCTGCGTTGCTAACATTTGAAGAAAACTAAGAACAGATTTAACAGTTTCTTTAGTACATTTTCGCTGACCAGGTTTGCGCTTTGGTCTGTACCTGTAACCAGGTGGACACGGAGCCATCTGGGGATACATCACATTAACATTAATCGGTTCTAATTGAACTATTGGCTCTAGTGGAACTCTTGGTTTTCGCGGAACTCTTATTTCAGAATGGATAGTATCAAACCAATCTTGACTACCGTATTTTAATTTACGCCTGCTCATTTATTTAAATGTAAATATTTTAAATTAATCAAATATATTATATCCAGTTGGATAATTTTCATAATATTTACCTGTTGGTGTCCTGTCTCGTGGATTTTCTCTTCGAATGTATCGAAGCATTTCCCATCTGGGAAGTCGTCCGGCTATAATTCGAGGGAAAACCATTTCTCTTTCGGCCCCTGCGTTAAAACCTACTGTAGGATTTGTAGTTTCGATGTCTCTGCTACCGCCTCTCCCTGTTTGCCACGCGCTTCGGCTACGCCTCTCTGCGTCATCTAAGTTGCGCTGAGCGCGAGTCGATTCTAACGAAGCTTGTGGAAACATTCTAATTAGTCTGTATGCTTCAAGTAAATCTGCGCGATTAGTAGCTGGAGCAGGAACTTCAATTCTTGAGAGTACGCGTTCTAGAAGTACTCTAACTGGAGAACCTAAGCTTTCTGTTTCAACTGCTTCGCGAGCAACTTGAGCGTAAGATCTACCGGACTCTGAAGAACTCTGCATTCCGAAACGATTATTTTTATAGCTTATTCCATGTCTAGTTAATCTAGACTTTAATTGAGGTATAGTCAATAATATTTTTGTATATCCTTTTCTATCTTTTCTTATTTTAAAAATAGAAATTTTATTACGTTTTGCCAACTTTTGAAGAAAATACAAATTAGATATATCTTTTGTACCAAACGATGTACTTCCTCGCCGACGCTGAGTTTCGGCAAACCAGATACTCGCTAATCTATCAATAGTTTCACCCCGTAGTGGCTGTGGTAAAATTGCAATATACTCCCCTAATACAATCTTTGAATATTCATTATATAAATCCATTCCAGTAGACAATCCGCTCATAGATGAAGTAAATGAAGATATTATCTCTGAAGCAAACTCCGGCGATTTCTCTGCCCAAAGTTTTTCTATTTGACGAATAGTTCGACCCTTAATTGGTTCTGGTAAACTTTGAACGAGATTTCCCCTAGTTGCCTTAATATATGATTCGTAAATCTCATTAGGTGTAGACGCATCCACAATATCCGAAGCAAATTCGGCTATTATACTTAAAGCTAATTGCACAGTTCTAGCATAACCTCTCATTTATTAATACCAAAAGATTATTTAAATCTGTATAATAATTTCATGAGGCATACCAAAAAGTTCCAACATTTCACCGATAAATTTATTTATATCATTAAGAATATAATACCCATTATTAGGATATGCTATTTCATCAATGTGTCGCTTGAATTTTCGTATGTAAAAAGTTAAAAGTCCAGATATATCCACAATGCGCTTTTGCGCTACGTGAAATTCAAGAACACTTTGGTCTTGTCCCGATATTTCTACGATTCCAAAAGCAAATTGATTAATACGAGTGCGGTAGATTTGTATCGTTGCGTCTAGTGTAGCCATACTTCTTCTACGCAAATCTCTATGGAATTGCCTAATTTCAAATCCGCCATGTGCTGCAACTCGGTCAGATAAATCGTAATACAAAGTACGTAAAACTTTTATATATATCAAAATCTCAAGAATAAGTTTATCCCACATATTAGGTGAATTAAGAGTAGAAAGTTTATCTAAAAATTTACTTGACGCGGATTCAATTTTTTTATAAATAAACTTTAAAAATTTATTGTCTTGTTTAATTTTCTGTAAAGGTAGTTCGTAATTATCGGTGAATGAAAGACTACCACCACCGGGCATACCAAATGAAGATGTATTTATATTATTGAATACTCCGCGTTCTGCTCTACGCAAATCTTCTTGAAATCCAAGAAGCAATTCAATATATTTAGTAAGTTCTTTTGAACGCGCCATCAAAAGGTTCGGATTTTGAATTCCTTCCATTAGTACAGTATCCATTAAATAAATGTCAAAAACGGGAAAAACTAAATTATAAAAAGTTTCAAACATAATTCTAGCCTTTTCTGCAACTCCTTCGTCCCGAATTCGAAGATTATGAAGTCTTCGCTTTACAACCTGATTTTGTAAAAGTAAATCTTTTTCCGATTTTTCTGCCCTGATTCTTTCAAAAGTTTCAAAATTAATACGTAAAGTTTGTAAAATAACCTTTACTTCGAAAGACACTGGATCGGTTGCTGGAATTATGCGATGTCCAGACATTTCTGCGTTAACCTTGTCTCTTACGCGTTTAATAATTTGTCTAGCAAGAGCCAATGAACTATCATGAATAGCATTAATTCGTTGAATTTCTCGAACTTCTCTTTGTAATCTTTCAAATTCAAGATTTCTTTGATTTACTAGTGGTATCGGGGAGGGTTTTTCAAATGGATACCTACCGAAATTTGAATATTTTCTCATTTATTATGATGTAAAGATTTAAAATTTTAACGTGACAATCTGAGAACTTGTAAAAACACCTTTAACTGCGCTTTGAGATAAAACTATTCTTTTTCCTTTCTTTTTATTAGTAATCACGGTTCCCATATCAAAATCTATCAGTTTGATATTAGAAATAGCATAATCAAAAATTTTATTTTCCAAAAACCACCTAAAAAAATTTAGTTGTCCAACGGTAGTTACAATGTAACTATTTTTATCTACATTAAGCATATCGTCGTTATACTCTTTTACAAAAAAAGTATTACAGTCTATTATAATTCTCCTCTGTCTACAAAATGGATCAAAAAATTTTTTAGAATAAGCCTTCAATTGATTTTTATAGTCCAAATAAATATTAAAATATGTTATGTCCCCGTTATTTTTAACTATGGGATATATTATATTATACTTTTTAGAATAATTTGTTACTAACCAGTCTATCAACCTTAAACTTAACGGATTATTTTGATAAACTATATCTTTTAAAATTTCGATTTTATCTTTGTAAAAATTGAGTAAAAATCCTAAAATAGTCTCTTCTTTTAATGTCAGTGTCATCACAAATAGTTATTAATATTAATTTTCTTTATGTAATTTTTATAATAATTTATATAAAGAAAACTTACATAATAAAATTAAAACTTTATGTTCGAAATTACAGATGATAAATTTAAAAAAAAAATAATTTGTTTATTTAGTAGTTTATGGTCCAGTAAGTATAGCAATTTTTTCCCAAACCAGATATATGACTACATCGAAAGAAAGGACTTATTTAAACTTAAAAATTTTTTGTATTATTATTACAAAAAAAATACAAAATATGAAAAAAAGGCGTTTCTATTTTTATTTACAGATAGCAATTGCGAAAATAGGGCAGTGTTAATAGTTAAAAATTTTACTATTTACTCATTAGATATAAATTGTCAAGAAGATTACTATAAAAATAGCCTATTTGATGTAACAATATCCGGAGACAATAAAATAATTATCTATGACACTATATACATCTCCGGAATTAAAATTAATAATTATACATTTATTGATAGAATAACTGAAGCTGAAAACTTTAAAAAAAATACAAACACTCCAGATTTTGATATATGCGAATACCTAGAAGAAATTAACAATTTAAATGATACTCTAAAACCGTTTGAAGAAGAAATATTTATAATATCCAATAGTCTACCAATTAAAATAGGTATTAACCATGGCTGCTTTAAATGGCAACCACTTGAATTTATTTATTTCAGTTTTAAAGTAATTGAAAGTGAAGACGATTTATTATTGTATATTTCTAATTACAAAAAAGACTTACTTTTTGCTAAAATACGCGCATCGGATCCAGATGGAAAAGATTATATAAACCAGATTAAAAATATAGAAAAATACACCAACGAATGTATAATAGACATTTGCTTCAATAAAAATATTAAAGTTTTACGGGTAAGCGAGAACTTTCCAAGTTCTCTAAGACACGTTGAAAAATTACTACACATTAAAAATGAAAATATAACTATACACGAACTTGTAAATTAAAGAATAATAGCAGTTAGAATAAGAGTAATAGAATATCAAAATAACATAATAGAATAATTTAAATTTATTATTCTATTATGTTACTATTCTTAATAATTTAAAAGTTTTTAATAATTATTTAGAACGCGCCAAAGAAGCTCATGCGCGCCTTGCGACGGCGGTAAGCGCGACGAGCAGCAATCGCCGACTTAGTCATCTTGAGCTTGCGGCTCTTGCGACCCTTACGTACCTTGCGACCTTTACGCGCCTTGCGACGCATCGACATCTTACGCATCTTGCGCGCCGAGAGATAAACCTTGCCCGAACGCGAACGGTAGTATAGCGCGCCGTTCTTACCCCGGTAAATCTTGCGCTTGCGACCCTTTACCATTACACTCTTGCGCATTTTGCGAACGCCCTTGCGACCACGGGGGCGACCTACGCGGCGCTTACCGAAATCCATATAATCTTCATCTTCATAGTTATACATTTTATTTTAATATTAACAAAAGAAAATAATTTTTAATTAAATTAAAAATACAAATAAAATTAAAATACAAATTAAAAAATAAATTAATTCAAAATTTTTAAAAATTTCAAAATTACGTTTTCTTTAAAATTATTGTCTTCTAAAAATTTAAGAAGATCTTTTTTATTACACGGATTTATTTTAAATTTTTCTGGAACTGTATAATCAAACTCTGTAAATATTTTTCTAGCAATTTCAAAATCAAAATTTTCAGGTTTTGGAATCAATTTTTCAAGGTAGTTTTCTATTGTTGCGTGATGTTTTATAATATTAAACGATGTAACAGGTCCTACACTTGGAATTGTATCAGAATAATCGCAACCAGATAAGATACAAAAATCTACAAACATTTCTCTTGTCATTCCAAAATTTTGTAAAACTTCGAGTGTGTCTATCTCTATAATTTTAGAAATAGACGTTTTTATAATTTTATCGCACCCAAAAGTTAAAGCGTCTGTATCATCGGTTACTGTGTAATTTACTAATCCATTTTTTTGTAAAAATGCGCAATATTTTTCGGCATCGTCTGGCGCTGTACAGTAAGGTATTCCAGATTTTTCTAAAAGTTCTTTACACTCCGATATATGGGATTTTTTGATTCTAATAATCTGAGAAGAAATTTTATCTATCTCGGCAAGTATAGAAAATTTATCTTGAGTTTCTGCTTTATCTTCTAAAATTCGTAGTTCTTCAATTCTAACATAAAGTTTTTCTTTATTATCGTGTCTTTTTTGAATAGTATTTTTTTTGGCATCTGGTGGGTGTCCATCAAAAACAAAGATGGGTAGAATTCCGTTTGACATATAAAATTTAATTCTATTTACAATACCAACAAGATGAGAGTTTTCAGTTTTTGATGCGTACTTAAATTTATACAAAAGAATACTACAATCTATAGCAAAAATAGATCCACTATAAGATTTAATATCGGTTATTTTTTCAGCATCTGGGGAGTGTTTTTTGATAAGATTGTTAAGGCCGCGGATGCCCATTTCTTAATAATAATATTAATTACTCTTTTAAATCTTATTTTTTTTAACAATAAATTTAAACGTCCTTTATGCTATAACAATCTAATCTGATATCATTAAAATTTTGAAATAGATTTTTTGTTTTAGTATTTTTTGTTTTAGTATTATTTGTTTTAGTATTATTTGTTTTAGTATTTTTGGTATTAGGTTCTTTAATAATGAAACTATCCAAAATAATTACATCCGATATATCGCATTCTGTTTCAGAATCTGGATAGTCGGTTAAATCAAGAATATTTTTTTTAACCGGAAACTTTGGATGTTTTTTGATATCGTTATCTCTATAAAATTCGATTT